ACAAGGAGAAAATTATGTCAGTGAAATTAGCAAAACCAGAAGTAAAATTTAACAAGACCGGCTATGAAATAAGAACAGAAGTTCTTGATATGGCTAAAGAATTAGCACTTAATGAGTTCCATGCCAAGTTTGGTGAGTGGGAAATGAGTGTTAAGAAAGATGATAAGGGTAATATTGTACATAAAGTAGATATGCCTAACTTTCCAGGTCTTGACATCATATTAGCTAACGCGGAACGATTATACGAGTTCGTAAATAAGGCTAAGTAATCAAGGGGCTTCGGCCCCTTTTTTATTGCACAAAACTCTTAAAAAGGGTATTATTAACTTATTCGGGAACATTGGCTTATCAGACTGCCCCGACAGACGCATACACGACGGATAAGCTTAACTTTGTATGGAGAAATCAAAATGTCAAGTACAACCTTTTCAGGTCCAGTCACATCCACAAATGGTTTTAATGGACCAGTCGTAGTAGATAATACAACTCTTAACACAGGCGCTGCAGTTACAACAACACTTACTCGTGCTCAATCAGGAACATTATTTGAAGTAGACGGCACAGACGACATTGTTGTTAACATGCCAGCTTTAAGTACAGATAACGTCGGTACAACTTACGAATTCTTTGTTACTACAGCCGTTGGTTCAGGTAAAACTGTAACTTTAGTATTACCAGGTTCAGCAGTATCTAATTTCTTTGGCGCTTTATCTCTTATGGATGGCTCAGCCGCTAACCCAGCAAGTGATGTTGCAGGTGACACATTAACATTAGTAGCTACAACAGCAGTAAACGCAAGAGTAAAAGTAACATGTATCTCTGATGATGGTACTAACTCTACATGGAAAGCTGAAACACTTTCTACACCAATCGCAACTATTGCTTAATTAGGAGGCTAACATGGCACAACAAACCGATGTAAAAGCCGCAACGCAAACTGCGGGTACAGGTACTCCTGTAGGACATCGTGCCAGAGTGAAGAGTATCCATTATCGTTCAACTGCAACCGGAGGTACCATTGTTTTAAAAGACGGTGGTTCTGGTGGTGCAACTAAGTTAACAGTGAATACTCCAGCCGTGGTAAGTAGTAACGATGTATTTATTCCAGGTGAGGGAATATTGTTTGAAACTGATGTCTACTGCACATTAAGCAATGCAGATTCAATCACAATATTCTACGGTTAATCGTGGAAGAAGAGCCTGACAAGTCTTTGGAAAAAGAAAGTGAAAAACGTGAAGAAAAGCGTGAAGAACTAAAAAGACTGTGGGAAGCTCTAGGAGATTGCGTATAAATGGCAACGACTAAAAAACGAAAAGGAATGGGGATTAAAACTTCTGTAAAGTCGGGTAACTTTCGCCCGACTAAGCAGGGTGCAGGTATGACCAAAAAAGGTGTAGCTGCATATAGAAAAGCCAATCCTGGTTCTAAATTAAAAACCGCTGTTACAGGAAAAGTTAAAAAAGGATCTAAAGACGCTAAACGTCGTAAGTCGTTCTGTGCTCGTTCTGCAGGTCAAATGAAAGATTTTCCAAAAGCAGCAAAAGACCCAAACTCAAGATTACGTCAAGCGCGTAGAAGGTGGAAATGTTAAAATGGAAGAAGTTAAGGAAACCGTAGCGGTTCATTCGGCTGAAATTGAACATATGAAAAAGGATATTGACCATGTTATGAAAAAGGTTGATAAAATTGATACAACAGTAGATGAAATTAAAGAAACACTAGCTGAATTTAAAGGCGGTAAAAAAGTGGCTATGTGGTTTTTTGGTTTTATTGGTGTTATTGCAGGTTCTATTGTTACCTGGTGGATGGGCGGTAAATAATATGTTTAAATTTTTAAAAGAACTCTTTGTAGGCAAACCAGAAGTAGCTGTTCAAACTGAAGAAGAACCCATAAAACCTGTGCAAGGTAAGAAGTTTGATGCTAAGAAACACAGAGAATACATTAAAGCTTTAGAAAGAGAACGCGATGCCAGCAAAAAGTAAAAAGCAAGAAAAGTTTATGCAAGCCGTGGCTAACAATCCTAAGTTTGCTAAGAAAGTTGGAGTACCTACCAAAGTAGGTAAAGAATTTACTAAGGGTAAAAAGACTAGGAGAAAATAATGTCTAATTGTATGAAGTATGGTGGTAAGGTTAAAAAAATGGAAAAAGGTGGGATGACTAAAAGTCAAGAAGCTTATGCTGAGGGACTTAGAACTGGAAAAGGTATGCCTATCCTACGAAATATAGACAAAGGCTTATCCAAAGCGGTTTCTACTCCTAAAGAAAAACGCATGATTGATAAAGGTTATGAGGACATGCGTAAAGCTCAAAAATATAAAAAGAAAACTGAGAAAAAAGCTGGAGGCGGTATGCTTAAAGCACCAGATAATTCAGGTCTTAAAAAATTACCTACAGAAGTTCGTAATAAAATGGGCTACATGAAAAAAGGTGGCACTGTTAAAAAAGGTTATCACCGTATGCCAGATGGTTCAATTATGAAAGACTCTGCTCATAAGAAGAAAATGGCACGTGGTGGTAGTGTTAAAAAATGTGGGTGTGACGGCATTGCTGTTCGCGGTAAAACTAAAGCTAGGAGATAATTATGTCATTACAAGAAAGAAGTAGAAAAATGCGTGAAAAACGCGAAGCTAATAGGCTTAAAGCAAATAGAATTAAAGATTCTTTAAAAGTAGAAGAACTAAAAGCTAAAGATAAAACATCTAACGCGAGCACTTCTAATAAAAGAAAAGAAAGTGGTATTTCAAGAGTTAATAGAAAAAACCAAATTAAACAGATAGAAAAAAGACTTAATGAAAATAAACCTAAACCAGCTCCTAAACCAGCTCCTAAACCAGCTCCTAAACCAGCTCCTAAACCAAATAGAGCTACAGACAAAGGTGGTCGCAAAGCTGCTCCAGGTTCTGAAGGATTTAAACCTATTAAAACAGATATAGGTCCTAACATGAATCAGGTTAATAAACCTGATGCTAAACCGGCACCTAAAAAAGAAGAGTTTGATCGTATGCAAGCTGCAAGGGACCAAATGAAGCGAGCTAGAGAATCTATGGGTATGGGTTCTCGATTTGGATATAAAAAAGGTGGCGCAGTTAAACATCGTGGTGATGGATGCTGCATGAAAGGTCACACAAAAGGCAAGATGGTATGATGAAATGTAGAGGCATGGGCAAAGCCATGAAGAAGCCCATCGCTTTTAAAAAAGGCGGACAAACCAAAGGCCATGCGGGAGAACACTCTCATGATGTCATGTCCAAAACGGTAGACACCTTGATAGAAATGGGGAAAGAAGTTAAAAAACGTTTAACCCCTAAACGTACAGGTAGAAAACCTACACGACAAGAAATGTTAGAAGCATCAAAAACAGGCGGTAAACCAAAAGGTTTGAAAAAAGGTGGCACCGTTAAAGATGCCTGCTACAAAAAAGTAAAAGCTCAGTATAAGGTATTTCCTAGCGCTTATGCTTCAGGAGCTATTGCTAAGTGTAGAAAAAACAGAGGAAAATAATGGCAGTTCGCAAGACAGCTAAAGGCGCTGCACTTAAACGTTGGTTCAAAGAAGAATGGAAAGATGTAAGAACCGGTAAAGCCTGTGGTCGTAGCAAAGGAGAATCACGTGGTACTCCTTATTGCAGACCTAGCAAACGTGTGTCTAGTAAGACTCCTAAAACATCAGGAGAAATGACTACCGCAGAAAAACGCTCGCGAATAGCGCAAAAGAAAAGCTTAGGGCAACCTGCAGGTAAACCTCGTAGAGTTGCGTCTCTTAAACGAAAAAAGAAATAGGAGATAATTATGGAATGGAATTGGGAACACTGGGCAGCGTTAGTTGTCTGGACATGGGTTTGGGAAAACTGGGTTTCTCATCATTGGCATGACATATGGGCATGGATGAAAAGCTGGCGGCACTAATTAAATAGTTTTAATGAACAAGAAAGATTTTTTAACTTATTTAATTATTATTTTTATTACAGCAGTGCTTTGGTATGCTGTAGAAACAAGAGCAAACGTTTTTTTAAAAAACGAACCTATATACATAACAGGTGATTCATGTGGTGGAAGAATGTATACAGACTGGCCCTGCATGAATCATACTGGATGTATAAAATTAGGAAAATAAAATGGCAACTTCAGGAACAACAACATTTAATCCAGATCTCAACGAGATTGTAGAAGAAGCATTTGAAAGATGTGGTGCTGAACTTAGAACTGGATATGACTTAAAAACTGCGAGACGTAGTTTAAACTTGCTTACAGCAGAGTGGGCAAACAGAGGCGTTAATCTTTGGACAATCGAAGAAGGTACAGTTAGTTTAGTCTCGGGTACTGCAAGTTATAATTTACCGACTGATACTATTGATATTATTGAACAGGTTATTAGGACAGGTTCAGGCACTACTCAAAACGATATTAATATTAACCGGATCTCAGCTCCTACATGGGGATTAATACCTAATAAAAATAGTACAGGTAAACCAATACAAGTGTGGGTAAACAGACAAGTGACTCAACCTACTATTAATGTATGGCCTGTACCTGATACAAACGACTATACATTTGTATATTGGAAATTAAAAAGATTAGATGATGCGGGTACTGGGGTTAATACTCAAGAAATACCATTTAGGTTTTTACCTTGTTTAGTTGCAGGATTAGCGTATTATTTAAGTTTAAAAATACCAAACGCTGGTGATAGAACTCAGTTTTTGAAACAGGAATATGAAGAACAGTGGTTATTAGCATCTACTGAAGATAGAGAAAAAGCTGACTTAAGACTTGCACCCCGTTACCAGCATATATAGGAATTAAACATGGGACGAAGGTATACGTCAGGTAAACACGCAATCGCAGATTGCGATAGATGTGGGTTTCAGTACAAACTAAAAGAGCTAAAGTCTTTATATGTTAGAACAACAGACACTCATATAAAAGTTTGTAAGAATTGTTGGGAACCAGACCACCCACAAAATATGCAGGGTATGTATCCTGTTGACGATCCACAAGCTGTTCGAGATCCAAGACCTGATACAAGTTTTGGTGTTACAGGAGCTGAAAGTAGTCGTGTAATACAGTGGGGTTGGGACCCAGTAGGATTAAATAATCCTTTACAACTAGAAGGGTTAGAAGATGATTTAGAAGCACAAGGACAGGTAGGAACTGTTACAGTAACAACAACTTAGGAGTATAATAATGAACAAAGATAGAAAAGGATGTAAACCGAGCTATAAACAACCAGAAATGGTAGCTACACCAAACACAGCTGGCTATCCTGAAAAGGACGTTAAAACATCTGGTGTTAAAATCAGAGGTACAGGCGCTGCTACAAAAGGTACAATGGCTCGTGGCCCAATGGCATAAGGATA